CCGGGCCCTGAACGGCTCACCACTCAAGGCGTTTGCTGGCCAGCAGCACGATGCGCACATCATGAACCACATCATGTTTGGCTTGTCGCCGCTGATCGCGGGTATGCCGCAAGTGGGCATCACGATCCAGAAACACATCTTCGAGCACATCCGCCTGAAAGCCGAAGAGGCCACAGAAGCCGAATTGTTCACGCAGTACGGCACGGACCCGGACAAGCTCGTGTCTGCCCTGCAGCGCGAGGCGATGATCGCCATCAAGACCGCCGAGTACTACCAAGAAGCCAAGAAAATGCAGACGGATTTGCAGGGCCCACCAGCCGACGACCCATTGGTCAAGGTCAAGGAGCAGGAAATCCAGGCCAAGGCCGCTGCCGACGCCGCGGACGACCAGAACGACAAGGCGCGCATCCAACTGGAAGGCCAGCGCGTGCAGGGCGACCTCATGGTCGACCAGGCCAAGCTCACACTCGACGCTCAAAAACTTCAACAGCAAGGATCACAAAATGCAGCCCAAAACAGCCAAGCCCGACAAAGTGCCCAGCTCCAAGCAATCAGCCGGGCCCAAAAAGGTGGCGACACCAAGCGATAAGCCACAGAAAACGTATGTTTATCGCAAAGATGCGTTCAAGAAGGTGTTGATTACGTAACAAGGATGTGCATAATGCACACTAAGCCCACGGACAGGGGTCTCATCTGTCTGCTTCATTGGAATAATCCATGCTTGAATTTGCCGAAAGAACGCTGATCGCCATCAAGGGCCTCCGTCGCCAGACGGAAGACATCCTGGTGAGCGGCAACGTGAAGGATATGGAGCAGTACAAGTTCCTGATGGGACGCCTTGAGGGCTACAAGTTTGTTGAGATGGAAGTGCAAGAACTTCTCAGCAAAAACCAAGACCAATAAAGGAGTTCTCATGGAAATGACTGCGCTGGAGAAAAAGTGGGCGGAGGATGCCGCTGCCCACGTGCCTTCCCTGGACGATGCTTACGACAAAGAGGGCAGCCTCCACGTCGAAAAGATTGAACAGAAGGTAATGGATCGAATCCCTGCCCCTACGGGTTGGCGAATCGTCATCCTGCCCTACCGAGGGGCAGAAAAAACCAAAGGTGGCATTGTCCTGTCAGACCAAACCCGTCAGCGCGAGCAGTCGGCAACGGTTTGCGGCTATGTGCTGTCTGTTGGCCCACTTGCCTACGCCGATGAGGTTAAATTCCCGACCGGCCCGTGGTGCAAGAAAGGTGACTGGATTATCTTTGGTCGATATTCAGGTGCACGCCTGCCAATCGACGAAGGTGAAATCCGAATCATCAATGATGACGAAGTCCTGGCTCTGATCCAGAACCCTGAAGATATCGTTCACCTATAAGGCAAATTATGGCAAATGAAATGGACCACGACCAGTTGGAATTCGACCTTGGAGAAGGCGAAAAAGCCGCTACGGTGACGTTCGAGAACGATGCCGACGGCAACCAAGAAGATGGCAAGATTCAACGAGAAGTTGAACCGGCGGAACAAAAAGAAAACTCTGCTCACTCCGATGAGCTGGGTTCGGTCAACGAAGCAGTGCAAAAACGCATTGCCAAGCTGACCGCCAAGATGCGCGAGGCCGAGCGCCGCGAGCAAGCTGCCGTGGAATACGCCAAGGGCCTGCAGACGCAGACCCAGCAGCTCCAGCAGAAGCTGGTGCACACGGATTACAGCCGCCTGAACGAGACCAAGTCCCGCCTGGACACACAGCAGGTTCAACTGCGCCAAATCATCCAAAAAGCGCGTGAAGAGGGTGACCTTGACACCGAGATGGAAGCGCAAGAACGCCTGACAGCTTTGCTCCAGGAAAAAGGCCAAGTTTCGGGATGGCTGCAGCAGCAAGAACACGCTGTTCGCAATCCTGCTCCACAGCAGCAGTACCAACCCGCCCCGCAGCAACAGCAGCGTGCAGCACCCGATCCACAAGCTGAAGATTGGGCCGCTCGCAACACTTGGTTTGGCCAAGATCGCATGCTGACTTATGCTGCGTGGGGAATCCACCAAGAACTCATCGAAAAAGAGGGTGTTGACCCTCAATCCGAGGAGTACTATACTGAATTGGACCGACGTCTTCGTGATGAATTTCCGAAGAAGTTCGCGGGCGAGCAATCGTCTAACCCAACCCCCAGACAACAGCGTTCCGCGCCTGCTGTTGCCCCTGCATCCCGGAGTTCCGGAATAAATAGTGCGCGCCGAACTGTCCGGTTATCGCCGAGTCAGGTTGCTATTGCAAAGAAGCTGGGTGTACCTCTCGAAGAGTATGCCAAGTACGTTAAGGAGTAAGTCATGAGCGAAAAAATCACTATCGACCGAGCCAGCCGTTCCGCCGAAAGCCGGGACAAAGAATCTCGTCGCAAGCCATGGCGTCCACCTTCGCGCTTGGATGCACCACCTGCCCCCGAAGGTTTCAAGTACCGTTGGATTCGCGCTGAAGTCAACGGGAACCTCGACAACCAAAACGTGTACAGCAAGCTGCGTGAGGGATACGAACTTGTTCGCCCCGAAAACATTCCTGAGGAATACCGCGCAACTTTGCCCACGATGGACGACGGCAAACATGCTGGCGTGATCTCTGTTGGCGGACTCTTGCTTGCCAAGATTCCCGACGAGACGGTTGAGGAACGGAACTTGTATTTCCGCCAGAGGGCACAGGAACAGTTGCATGCTGTGGACAACGAGATGATGCGTGAGAACGCACACTCTTCAATGCGAATCCAATCACCAGAGCGGAGCTCGCGCACAACATTCCGTCAGCCACAAGGCTGATAACTTCAATCCTGTAGGAGATTCAAATGGCAAACGTCAACAAGCCTTTTGGTCTGCGTCCGTCGGGTAATCTTTCTGCTACCGGTGCTCAAAAGCAATACGGCTATCAGATCGAAGACAACTACGGCACAGCCATTTACCAAGGTGACTTGGTCGTCGTATACGACGGCTACATCATCAAGTACGATGCATCTACGCATGCTGCCCCCACTGGCGTCTTCAACGGCGTTCAGTACAACGATCCAACTCGTGCTAACAAGCCGACTTGGAAGAACTACTACCCTGGTAGCATCAACATCACCACAGGCATCATCGCTTGTGAAGTGTTGGACGATCCATCACAGTTGTTCTTGGTCCAAGCTGATGAAGACATCGTTCAAGCCGACATCGGCAAGAACGCTGACCCAATCGCTGGCTCTACTGGTAGCACCACTTCTGGTGTTTCCAACGGTGCTTTGGATTCGTCTACGATTGCCAAGACTGCTGCCTTGACATTCAAGATCGTTGGCCTCTACGAGTCTCCTGACAATGAGTTGGGTGACTACGCAGTGGTCGTTGTCAAACTCAATCAACACCAGTACGGTAGCGTCGGTGTTGCAGCTGACGGAGCATAATCATGGCCATTACCCGTTCCCAACTTGTCAAAGAACTCGAGCCGGGCCTGAACGCCCTGTTTGGCCTGGAGTACAAGCGCTACGAAAACGAGCACGAGGAGATTTTCTCCATCGAGACCTCGGACCGTGCGTTTGAAGAAGAAGTCATGTTGACTGGCTTCGGCTCCGCTCCGGTGAAGACCGAAGGTGCTGGCTTGGCATACGATACCGCTCTGGAATCGTTCACTGCTCGCTACACCCACGAAACCATTGCTATGGCGTTCGCGCTGACCGAAGAAGCCGTTGAGGACAACCTCTACGACCGTCTGTCGGCTCGCTACACCAAGGCTCTGGCTCGTTCCATGGCCAACACCAAGCAGGTCAAAGCTGCCTCCGTGTTGAACAATGGCTTCACTGGCGGTCAGTACGCTGGCGGCGACGGCGTGGCTTTGATGTCCACGGCTCACCCCACTGCTCTGGGTCCAAACTTCTCCAACCGTCCGACAGTTGCTGCTGACTTGAACGAGACTTCCCTCGAACAAGGCATCATCGACATCGCGTCGTTCACGGATGAACGCGGCCTGAAGGTAGCTTTGACAGCTCGCAAGATGATCGTTCCTAAGGAACTGCAGTTCACTGCAGAGCGCCTGATGAAGAGCACCCTGCGTACGTCTACTGCTGACAACGACATCAACGCGATCAAGTCCATGGGCTTGATTCCCGAAGGTTACGCTGTCAACCACTACCTGACCGACGTGGATGCATGGTTCCTGATCACCGACGCGCCTAACGGCC